CTTGTTAGAGGATGGTAGGGAGTATACGCTTGCAGAGGTGGATGCGGCAATCAAGAGATTTATGGAAGGAAAGGTGAGATAGATGTTAGGAGGCGGAGGTTTTACAGCCCAGAATAAAGTACTTCCAGGGGCGTACATCAACTTTGTGAGCGCAGCCAGAATTGGGGCATTGCTTTCAGACCGTGGAACAGCGGCAATTCCGCTGGAATTTGGTTGGGGACCGGAAAAGGAAGTGTTTATAGTGACGCCGCAGGACTACCAGGAGAGATGCCAGGAGATATTCGGCTATCCGGCGGATGCGCCGCAGATGTGGATGATAAGGGAACTGTTCAGGAATTTGACCAAGGGTATCTTTTACAGACTCAACACAGGCGCGAAGGCTGCCTGTGATTACGGGCAGGCAAGATACAGCGGTGTACGTGGCAAGGACCTTACACTGGTCGTCAGTACCAATGTGGATAACAGCGATAAATTTGATGTGAGGACACTGCTTGGCAAGAAGGAAGTAGACCGTCAGACCGTGAAGGCAGCTGCGGAGCTTGTGGACAATCCGTATGTTGTGTTCAATAAGGAGGCGGTCCTTGCAAAAACGTCCGGAATGCCCTTTACGGGAGGGACTGACGGAGAGGCAGTGACCGGGGAGGATTATGCACAGTTCCTAGGCAAGATGGAGTCTCATACGTTCCAGATATTATGCTGCCCATCCAAGGATGATGCGGTTAAGGCCGTATTTGCAGAGTATACGAGGCGGATGCGTGACGAAGCCGGCGTGAAGTTCCAAACAGTGATGTACCGGAAGGCCGATACAGATTATGAGGGAATCATATCTGTGGAGAATAAGGCAGCAGAGCAGGAGCAGGGGCTCGTGTATTGGACAACGGGGGTCCAGGCGGCTTGTGCGGTTAATAAGACCAACGAAAACCACGTGTATGATGGGGAGCTTACCGTAGATGTGGACTACACCCAGGGACAGCTGTCAGCGGGCGTACAGTCCGGAAAATTTATGTTCCACCGGGTGGGTGACGATGTGCGTGTTCTGATGGACATCAACACATTGACAACCTTCACGGAGGAAAAAGGTGAGGACTTTTCAAGCAATCAGACCGTGCGGGTTCTGGACCAGATTGGCAATGATATCGCGTCTATGTTCAACACGAAGTATCTGGGCATCATGCCAAATGATGACGCGGGCCGGGTGAGCCTCTGGAATGACATCGTGACCTACAACAAGGAGCTGGCAAGGCTGCGGGCGATTGAGGATGTGGAGTCCAAAGAAATTACGGTAGAGCGCGGGAATAGCAAACGGTCTGTTGTGGTGAATTGCCCGGTGACACCGATTAACTGTATGTCGCAGTTATATATGACAGTAGTTGTTTCATAAGGAAGGAGATACATATATGCAGTCAATGAACGCAAAAGATGCCGTGAGCGCATCCCTGGCGGAGTGCTTCATCACAATTGAGGGGAACCGCTATAATTTCATGCAGGCTATCAACCTGGAGGCCAGTATAGAAAAGACAAAGTCTGAAATCCCCATTCTGGGGAGGACCGGGAAAGGAAATAAGACGACCGGATGGAAGGGGAGCGGTTCCGCTACCTTCCACTATAATACCAGCATCTTCAGGGAACAGTTGTATCGGTACAAGGAGACCGGCCAGGACGCGTATTTTGATATCCAGATAACCAACGAGGACCCGACATCCAGTGTGGGGCGGCAGACCATCGTCCTGAAGGATTGTAATGTGGATGGTGGCATTTTGGCCAAGTTTGATGCGGACGCGGAGTATTTGGACGAGGAACTTGATTTTACCTTCGAGGATTGGGAGATGCCGGAGCAGTTTAGTCACTTGCAGGGAATGCAGTAAGAAAGAGAGGATAAGAGGATATGGGAGAGTTAAGCTGTTTTTTAGCACAAAACGCATTAAAGGCAGAGAATGAAATGTATGTGGTTTCAAAGCGTTTCCTTGGAACCGATAGGAAACCGATGAAATGGGAGATACAGGCCATTACATCAACGGAGGATGAGACAATCAGAAAAGAATGCACCAAGAGGGTTCCGGTGGTCGGAAAGAAAGGCCAGTTTACACAGGAGACGGATTACAATTTATACCTTGGAAAGCTGGCCGCCAGATGTACCCTATTCCCCAACCTGAATGACAAAGAACTCCAGGACTCTTATCATGTGATGGGCGCGGATGCACTCCTGAAGGTTATGCTAACAGCCGGGGAATATGCGAACTATATTGAGAAGGTACAGGAAGTGAATGGGTTTGACGTACCGATGGATGAATTGGTGGACGAAGCAAAAAACTGATTGATGGGGGCGATATGGAAGCAAATATTGCTTACTATTGCCTCCATAAATTACACCGTTGGCCGCACGAATTCCTGGAGCTTAGCAGATATGAGAAGGCATTTGTGATTGCATCTGTGGAAAAGAAGCTGGAGCATGACAAGAAAGAGGCACAGAAGGCCAAGAGTAAAAGAAAGAGGTAGAAAAAGTTTCTAATCCACGCTATAATAAAGATAGATTATTATGGCGTGGAGGTATTGAGGATGGGGCTGTTTGCAAAAAAAGAAAAGTGTTGCATTTGTCATATCAGTGATGGAAAATACGAGTCTCAAGATGGCATGATATGCCAGGAATGCTTTTCTAAGTGTGGAAGGTTTGTGCCAGTAGTAGGATTTTCTTTATTAAAGACTTTTCATAAAGAGGAAATTGAGGATTTTATCCATCAAAATAAAGTGGCATTGGAAAGACAAAAAAATTTTCAACCATCGTTCAAAATTGATAGATATGCGGAATTTGATGATGTGTCTTATCTTTGGAGGGTTAATGAAAATAGTTCTGGTCATATGAAAGTACAGCCTATTGTTTGGTCCTATGATAATTTTGAAAATTTGGAAGTGATTGAAGATGAAAATGATATAATTCAAGGTGGATTAAGTAGCGCTGTTGTGGGAGGAGCGTTATTTGGAAGTGTCGGAGCCATGGTAGGGGGCGCAGTAGGAAAGAAGACAATAAAAAAAGAAGTAAAAAAATTAGAAATCAAAATTATATTGAGAAATTCTTCAATACCTGAGGTTAGAGTTATACTGATTCAAACCCCTACAAAATCAGATAGTTTGGCTTATAAAAAGGCGTATGATATTGTAGAACAAATAGTTAAGAAGTTTACAGATATAAAGAATTTAAGAGATGTCTCACACCAAAGAACGGAAATGTCACCAGCAGATGAAATTTTAAAATACAAAAATCTTCTTGACGCAGTGGATTGAAATTAACATAATAATCAGAACGTCCTTCGGGGCGTTCTTTTTATACGATTTTGCAGGAAGGGGGTGCGAATAAGTGGCAACAATACAATCATCACTTCAGCTTTATGACGGAATGACAGGACCGCTACGCGCAATATCTAATGCCATGAACATAACCATCAGTACGTTTGAATCAATGCAGACGGCGTCTGAACATGCACTAGATGTAGCCGCTTTACAGAGTGCCCGCGAAGAACTCGCAAAAGCAAACGTGTCAGTTGACCAGATGGAGCGAAGCATACAGATGGCGGGACAGTCACAGGATAAGTTCAACAGGAAAATACAGGACGGGCAGGGCATCGCCGATGGGCTTGGGGCGAAGATAAAACAGTTCGTAGGTGCCTATGCAGGTATCCAGGGAGTCAGGATGGCGGTCAGCTTCATATCGGATACGGTTTCGTTACAGAATGTCCAAAACGAAGCAGAGACGAAGCTGGGGGCTATCATGCAGCAACGCATGGGGGCCGGCCCGGCGGAAATACAGTCGGTGAAGGCACTTACAGCAGCCCAGCAGGGACTGGGGGTGGTGGGGGATGAGGTGCAGTTGTCCGGAGCGCAGCAACTGGCAACATTTCTTAGTTCAACGGATGCACTCAATACCCTGATACCTGCTATGAACAACCTGGCCGTACAGCAGAATGGGGTAAACGTAAGTACCCAGGATGCCATTAATATCGGAAACATGATGGGGAAAGTGATGCAGGGGCAAGTCGGCGCGCTTACGAGGGTAGGCGTCACGTTCGATGCCGCCCAGGAGAAGATATTAAAGTATGGAAATGAGCAGGAGCGTGCGGCCGCCCTTGCGGAGGTAATCACGAACAACGTGAGCGACATGAATGCCATCATGGCAGCAACTCCACAGGGCCAGATCCAGCAGATGGCAAATACTTGGGGGGACATAAAAGAGACTGTAGGTGCCAGGCTGTATCCGGCAGTGATGCGTTTCTTTACTGCCCTCAATTCAAATGTGCCTCAGGCGGAAAACCTCATGATGGGATTTGCCGGAGGGTTGAACGTGGTAGTCACGGTCCTCAACTGGCTGGTTTCCGGTGCCGGTGCAGTAGCAGGATTCTTTCAGGATAACTGGCCCATAATCGAGCCAATCATATGGGGGATTGTGGGGGCCTTGATAGCGTATAATGCAGTGATGGGGGTAGGATGGTTGACAACTATGAAGAATGTTGGTGCAAAAGTATTAGAGTCGGGGGCATCAATTAAAGCGGCGGCGTCAACCTTTATACATACAGCAGCCCAACAAGGTTTGAACGCAGCATTTGCTGCCTGTCCAATCACCTGGATAATCATGGGTATCATTGCACTCATAGCCATCATCTATGCAGTGGTGGCGGCAATTAACAAGTGGAAAGGAACCACCATAAGCGCGACCGGCATCATCGCCGGGACTTTTGCCGTACTGGGTGCCTTTGTCATCAACACTTTTGTCATACCTGTCTGGAACATGATGACGGCACTTGCTAATTTCTTCTATAACGTGTGGAATGACCCGGCAGCGGCGGTTAAGGTGCTGTTTCTGGATCTGGCAAATTCCGTGATTGGGTACATGGCTAATATGGCCCATACAATCGAGGACATCATAAATAGGATTCCTGGTGTGCACGTGGACATAACATCAGGATTGGATAATTTCAAGAATAGGATAGAGGATACGGCGGCAAAAGTGAAGTCAGAATCAGAATGGAAGGAGATTGTCAGTGCCAAGGACTTCATCGATTATGGGGATGCTGCAAAGGCAGGCTACAAGTTTGGACAAGGAATAGATGCCAAGGTAAGTGGCTTCTTTGATGGGTTTGGGGATTTCGACATGGGGGGTGGCGCACAAGGGACGTGGGAAGGTATTAATGCAAATACCGGCAATACAGCAGGCAACACTGCTAAAATGGCCGATTCCATGGATGCCCTAGACGAGGACCTTAAATACATGCGCGATGCCGCTGAACAGGAAATCATCAACCGGTTCACCCTGGCTGAACTTAAGGTGGATGTCAGGAACAACAACACCCTCACCAAGAAGACTGATTTTGATGACATGGGCCGGGCGCTGTCCATGTTCACCAGTGAGTTCCTGGCATCCGCCGCGGAAGGAGGGCATATCTGATGGCATACGAGGTTTACATAGACGACATGCTCCTTCCCATCCCGCCGCAGAAAATACCCATCAAGTATCCTGGCCAGAATGAGACAGCTACTCTGATTAACGGAGAGGAAATAAATATAACCCGCCCCCCGGGCCTGGCGGAAATCAGCATTGACGTGGTCCTGCCCCAGATGGACTATCCATGTGCCATGTGGGACGGGAGCGTGGAAGATGCGGAGGAGTTCATCAGCCGCTTACAGGACCTTAAGGAGAGCGGTGATACCTTTGAATTCATTGTCATCCGTGATTCCTTCGATACCAACATGGACGTGACCCTGGAGGACTACAAGGTGTCGGATGATGTGAAGGAGGGCCTGGATTTGGTGGTATCCATCACCATGAAGGAAGCCAGGCATTATGGGACGAAAATCATGAATTTTACTATTATAGAAGACCAGGCGACTCCAACGGCTGAAACACCGGAGGAGAATCGCCCGGCAGAGCAGCCGCAGGCAAAAACATATACCGTAAAATCGGGTGACTGCCTGTGGAACATTGCAAAGAAGCAGCTGGGGGATGGGAGCCGGTGGAAGGAGATTCACGGTTTAAACCGGGATAAGATTAGCAACCCAAACTTAATTCACCCTGGCCTGGTGCTGGTGATGCCATAAGGAGTTAAGATAATGTATGCACATGTATATATACAAAACAGGCAGAGCGTCTATGAACCGGCAGTGAAAGGGAACATAACCTGGGAAACCCAACGCAAGGGACAGCCAGGGAAATGCTCCTTCTCCATTATATCAGATGGAAAACTTAAAATCGAAGAGGGAAACGCCGTCCGGCTGGATGTGAATGGGACCCCCACGTTCTTCGGCTTTATCTTTGAGCGGAGCTGGGGCAGTGACGGAGAGGTCAAGGTCACGGCCTATGACCAGCTCCGGTACCTTAAGAACAAGGACAGCTACAATTATGAGAATAAGACAGCAGGTGATGTCATCCAGATGATTGCCGGGGACTTCAATCTGCAGACAGGTACACTGGAGGATACCGGCTACCCGATACCTTCCCGGAATGAACCGGATACGGCACTGTTTGATATCATCCTGAATGCATTGGATCTTACCTTAATTGCCACGGGAAGGATGTATGTGCTGTATGATGATGTTGGTAAACTGACGCTGAGGAACGTAGAGGACATGAAGCTCAATGTGATGATTGATGATGAAACGGCCCAGGACTATGACTTTACGGTCAGTATTGATAAAGATACCTATAACCAGATTAAACTGTTCCGGGAAAATGATGATACAAAGAAGCGGGATGTGTTTATGACCAAACACACGGAGAATATCAACAAGTGGGGCGTCCTGCAGATGAGCGAGTCCCTGGACAAGGGTGTGGACGGACAGAAGGTAGCGGAGACGTATCTGGGCCTGTACAACCGTCCATCCAAAAGCCTATCCATCAAGAAGGCGTTCGGGGATATCAAGGTACGGGCTGGATGTCTCATACCCGTGTTCCTGGATGTGAAGGACATGCAGCTCAGGAACTATCTGCTGGTGGAAACTGTCACGCATACGATAGACAAAGGTGTCCATACCATGGACCTTACATTGAAAGGGGCCGGAATAAGTGGATAATGAATGGATCGAGAACTTAAGGAACATTTCCTGTCAGGCAGAGGAGGCGGCAAAGCCATGCAGCGTACTTACAGGGACTGTGACAGGGACGTCTCCAGTGGCAGTGCGGATAGACCAGAAGATAACCGTCACAGGCAGCCAGCTGCTCATACCGCGGTATCTGACGGACCACGTGGAACAGATGTCAATTCCGGGAGTGGGTGATGCTGCGGTCACGGTGAAGAACGCTCTGAAAGTCGGGGAGTCGGTCATATTGGTACAGAAACGTGGGGCACAGCAGTACCTTGTGGTGGACCGATATTAGGAAGGAGGCATGTGATGCTGCCAAAGACAGGAGACATCCTGGAAACTGATTTTGAGATACATCAGATTCCATCAAAAACATTCCGGATACATGAGAAGACACTGTCTGGATATATAGACGGGAGGGAAGCCGTGCGCCAAGCCATATACTGCATCCTAAACACAGAACGGTATGACTGGCTGATATATAACTGGAATTACGGCGTGGAGTTGAAGGACCTATTTGGAAAACCCATGGGGGTGGTTAAATCAAAAATAAAAAAACGTATCAAGGAGGCATTAATGCAAGATGACAGGATACTGGGCGTCGATGCCTTTTCTTTTGAGGAGTTTGGTCGGAAGTTGTCCGTGACGTTTACGGTCCATACCCAGTACGGGGATATTGGTGCAACCAAGGAGGTGAATGTGTAGTGTATGAAGATACCACATATGAGGTCATCCTTGACAGGATGCTCCGGAGGGTAAGGGATGACAGCCTGGAAATGGATACAAGGCAGAGCTCCCCTATATATACGTCCCTGGCACCTACCGCAGTGGAACTGCAGAATGCGTATATAGGCCTTGACTGGACCCTGGACCAGATGTTTGCCAGTACGGCAACGCGGGAGTATTTGATTAGGCGTTGTGCGGAATGGGATATAACCCCACATCCGGCGACCAAGGCTGTTTTGAAAGGTGAATTTAACATTGATATAGAGATAGGTTCCCGGTTTTCCTTGGGGACCTTAAATTATGTCGCCATAGACCGTATGGAGGAAGGAATTTACCGGATGGAATGTGAGACAGCAGGTGCTGTCGGGAGTAGGGAACTGGGAATGTTAGTCCCCATTGATTACATCCAGGGGCTTACGAAGGCAGAGCTTACCGGAATTATCGAGGACGGGAGTGATGAGGAGTCTACGAAAGCCCTGCTGGAGCGGTATCTAACAAAGGTCCAGAAACCGTCCACCAGTGGCAACCGGCATGATTATTATAACTGGGCCATGGAGTGTGAGGGCGTAGGGGCCGCCAAGGTCTTCCCGTTGGCCGGAGGCCCGGGGACAGTCAAGGTCATCATAGCGGATGCCAACATGTCGGCTGCAGGTACCGGCGTACTGAAGATGGTACGGGAGCATATCGAGGAGCTGCGCCCCATCGGCGCGGATGTGACCGTGGCATCTGTCGCGGAAAAGGCGGTCAATGTATCAGCTGGAATCAAGCTACAGTCAGGCATGAAACTGGGTGTCGTCCAGAATGCATTTCAGGCTGCACTGACTGAGTACCTGCACAAGGAGGCCCTGGACCTGTCCTATGTGAGCCTGGCAAGGGTCGGGAACCTACTGCTGGGGACTGAGGGCGTGGAGGATTACTCAAATCTGTTGCTTAACGGCGTATCCGGTAACGTAGCCTTAACAGAGGATGAGATTGCAGTGACTGGAACAGTTGCATTGGAGGTGATGTGATGCAGGTTAATACCTTTTGCGATAAGCTGAATAAAGTTGATGGGAACATATATGTCGTGGAGGAGGAAATCCATCTTACCAATGGCGTATATGAGGCGGAGCTGCAGCATGACAACATCAACGAGGCTACCTTCGCGGTGTTCACCGGTCCGAAGCTTACCGGGAACCGTCTGGAGTCCTATACCCTGTCAACGCCAAGCCTGGCGCCGTGGAAACGGATTGTCCGGGTGTATGCGGATGTGCCGGTGGTCTACATCAGCTATGAGACGGATGGGGACACTGTGGAGGGCGATGACATCAACCGGGTACAGGAAGCCATTGTTGCAACACAGGAGGCGCTGAACGCTGAAGAAGGGCGTGCACAGGCTGCCGAGGGCGTATTGATGGACGGGCTGCAGGAAGAAACCAACCGCGCCATACGGGAAGAATCCCGCCTGGATGGCAGGATTGATGCCGAGTCCGGGAGGGCGCAGGGAGCAGAGCAGGTCCTGAGGGATGACCTTGCTGCGGAAACGCAGCGGGCCAAAGAATCGGAAACGACCCTTAAGGATAATCTGGCCGATGAGGTGGACAGGGCCACGGCGGAGGAGGACGGCATCCGGGCCATCATCAATGCCAATAAGCCCAATTGGGATGATAAATACACACGCAATGAGGTGGATAACAAGTTCTCCGCGCTGGAGACCGCCATTGACTGGAAAGAGGCGGTTGATACCTATGCGGACCTTGCAGCAACGTATCCCCGCCCCAATGATGGATGGACGGTAAATGTCAAGGACACGGATTATACATACCGGTGGAGCGGAGCTGCCTGGATTGCCATATCTGCCAATGCAATCCCGAAGGCGACCCAGGGCGTGGATGGGCTGCTCAGCAAGGAGGACAAGGCCTGTTACGATGATGCTTACAGCAAGCGTCATACCCATGGTAACAAATCTACCCTGGACAAACTAACGGAAACCCTGCTGGCCAATTGGACCGCGGCTTATACACACATCAGTAATAAAAGCAATCCCCATGGGGTGACGAAGTCCCAGGTAGGACTGGGGAGCGTGCCCAATGTGGCGACCAATGACCAGGTACCGACTTTTACGCAGGCGACCACACTGGCCAATCTTACCAGCGGAGAAAAGCTGACTGTGATGTTAGGGAAGATTGCAAAGGCCATAGCGGATTTCATCACCCATAAAGCCGATACGGTCCAGCATATCACGGCAACGGAACGGGCGGACTGGAACGATGCCGATACCAAAAAGCATACCCACAGCAATAAGGGCGTGGTTGACAAGCTGACCCAGGCCATGCTGGATAAGCTTGCAGGGATTGCGGAGGGAGCAAATAAGTATGTGCATCCCACCACGGCAGGGAATAAGCATATCCCGTCCGGCGGGGCAAGCGGCCAGATATTACGATGGGGCGCCGATGGGACTGCAGTGTGGGGAACGGATAACAATACCACATACGCCGTGTTCAAGGCGGCCACCTCAAGTGCCGCTGGCGGGACGGGCCTGGTACCATCCCCGGCTGCAGGGGCACAGTTAAAATATTTAAGGGCGGATGGGACCTGGCAGACGCCACCTGATACGAAATATACCCATCCAAACAGTGGCGTAACGGCAGGAACCTACCGGAGTGTCACAGTCAATGCGCAGGGCCATGTGTCGGCCGGCACAAATCCGACCACCCTGTCCGGATATGGCATCACGGATGCGGCTGCCAAGAACCATAACCATGACAGCACCTACCTTAAAAAGGGTGCCGTCACCTGGAATGACCTGAAGGGGGTGTAAGGCATGTACGGAAAGACATCATACGGCCGTGATCAGTACGCCCAGGAAGGCCCAGGCACCATTGTCCCGGAGGGATGTTTTGCGGACCTGGCGAGGTATGCCCCACCCTTCCTCGCAGAGATACGGGAGATGGCGGAGATATACCGGACACAGGGGTATGAGGTAGGCCAGCTGCAGCATGACCTGGAGGACCTGATAGACCAGTGCTACATCGTGACGTCCACCTGGGGATTATCGAGATGGGAGGAGATGTTTGGTGTGGCCACGAACATGTCCCTGACATATGAGCAGCGCCGGGAAATACTGATGGCCAAGCTCCGGGGCCAGGGCGCCACCACGGCGGAGATGCTGCGCAGCGTGGTGGCCTCCTTTGG